CCCAGGGAATGCCCAGTTTAATGGGTCAAAACCCTGGCGATGACTCCGATTTGGAGATAGAAATAGAGAATCCTGACGCTGTACACATGGCAGATGGGTCGGTTGAGATCACTTTAGTGCCCGAAAAAGGGCCAAAAAGGAGCAAAAATCTTGCCGAAGACATGTCTGAAAGCGAATTACAGAGCATGGCGGGCGAGATTGTTGGGCTCATTGAAGCCGATATTTCGTCCAGAAAAGACTGGGTTGAGACCTATGTTAAGGGTCTAGAAGTGCTTGGGATGAAGTATGAAGAGCGCACTGAGCCTTGGAATGGGGCTTGTGGAGTTTATAGCACTGTCTTAACAGAAGCTGCGATCAGGTTCCAGGCTGAATCTATCATGGAAACGTTTCCTCCAGCGGGCCCAGTCAAGACTGAGATCATTGGCGCTATTGATAAGGTGAAACAAGAAGCTGCTAGGCGTGTTCAAGAGGATATGAACTATGAGCTGACTGAGGTGATGCCCGAGTATAGGATGGAGCATGAGAAGATGCTCTTCAATTTGGGGCTCGCGGGATCGGCGTTCAAGAAAATTTATTTTGATCCAGGGCTTGGTCGGCAGGTGTCGATGTTTGTACCTGCAGAAGATGTAATCATTCCTCATGGTACAAGTGGTGTGAGAAACGCAGAGCGGGTTACGCACTTGATGCGCAAGACCAAAAATGAAATTAAGAAGTTACAAGCTGCAGGTTTTTACAGAGAGATAGAACTTGGCGAGCCGCAACAACTCTACACGGACATCGAGAAGAAGAAAGCCGAAGACGAAGGCTACTCACTGACCGATGACGATCGTTATCAAATCTACGAAGTGCAGATTGATTGGTTGCTGGACAAGGCCGAGCGTGAAGAAGACGTTGAAGTTGCTGAGCCTTACATCGTTTCTATTGATAGAGGGACAAATAAAGTTTTGTCAATCTATGAGAATTGGAATGAAGAAAAGAAAACAGAGTTTAAGCAAAAGAGAAATCACTTTGTAGACTATTGTTATATTCCTGGGTTTGGTGCTTATGGTATGGGTTTGATTCATATCATCGGCGGCTACGCGCGCGCAGGTACGTCGCTCATCAGGCAGTTGGTTGACTCAGGAACTTTATCTAACCTACCAGGTGGGCTAAAATCTCGCGGCTTGCGTGTCAAGGGTGACGATACACCGATCGCCCCTGGAGAGTTTAGAGATGTAGACGTGCCAAGCGGCGCGATCAAAGACAACATCATGACGCTTCCCTATAAGGAGCCGTCACAAGTTTTGCTAGCTCTTTTAAATCAGATCACTGACGAAGCTAGAAGATTGGGATCGATCGCCGACATGAAGGTCAGCGACATGTCGAGCCAAGCTCCTGTGGGTACAACACTGGCGCTGTTGGAGAGGCAACTCAAAGTGATGGGCGCTGTGCAAGCTCGCGTGCACAACTCGATGAAGGAAGAGTTTAAGTTACTCAAAGAAATCATAAGAGATCACACCCCAAGCTCTTATGACTATGAGCCAGTCATGGCCAAGAAGAGTGCTAAGAGGGAAGACTATGACATGGTGGATGTCATACCCGTTAGCGATCCCAATACATCGACGATGGCTCAACGCATCATGCAATACCAAGCTGTGATGCAGATGTCGGCGCAGGCTCCGCAGATTTATAACTTGGCGCAGTTGCACAGACAGATGATTGATGTCTTGGGTGTTCCGAACGCAGAGAAGCTCGTGCCGATTGACGAGGATCAAAAACCGCGTGACCCAGTATCAGAGAACATGGCGTTCTTGAATGGCTCGCCGACTAAAGCGTTTATCTATCAGGATCACGATGCGCACATTGCAGTGCACACAACGTTCTTGCAAGACCCAATGATTGCTCAGCAAATTGGGCAGAACCCGATGGCTCAGCAGATGTCTGCGGCAGTAAATGCCCATATTGCGCAGCATCTTGCGTTTTTGTATAGACAGAAATTGCAAGAGCAGTTGGGTGTGTTGTTGCCACCACCTGATGAAGATATGCCAGAGCAAGTTGAGGTTCAATTGTCTCAGTTGGTTGCACAAGCTAGCACACAGTTGTTACAACTTAATCAGCAGAAAACTGCGCAGCAACAAGCCTTGCAACAAGCGCAAGACCCGCTCATCCAGATGCAGCAAGCTGAGTTGCAAATCAAGCAACAAGAAGTTCAGATCAGTCAGCAAAAGGTTCAAGGCGAGCTGCAGATTAAACAGCAGGAGTTGCAGTTGAAAGCGCAAGAACTTCAGAGCAAGTTAGGCGAGACTCCAGAGATGATGGCGCAACGCCACGCCATGGAGATGCAGCAGGCTCAGCAGCAGATGCAACAAGCTCAACAACAGCACCAGCAGCAGATGATGCACAACGAGCAGACTCAGCAGCAGGAGTTAGCACATAGCGCGCAAACAAAGCAACAGGAGTTGGCTTTGAATTCGCGCAACCAAAACCAAAAGCAAGTGCAGACCAAACAGAAACATTTGACTGACTTGTTAGCCACTGCACAGAAAGCAAGGTTGCAGATGGACTTGGCCAAGCAAGCGGCTGAGAACAAGCCAGAACCAGGAGCGACTGAATGACAGAGATTGAGTATTTAAAAAAGCAGAACCAAGATTTAATTGACATGGCCATGAAACCGCTAGTGAGTGGCGGGGCCAAAGATTGGGCAGAGTATCGTGAGTTGGTCGGATTTATTCGGGGTCTTAGCCGAGCCAACTCCCACCTTGAAGACCTCGAAGAAAAAGTAAAGAAGGAAAATAATGAGTGAACTACTCGTAAGCCAAGACGGTGCCACCGCGACTGTACTTCCCGCAACGGCTGATGAGAAGGCAAAACAATTGCCTGATCCTGTGCGTTTCCAGATTCTCACAGCCTTACCAGAGATTGATGAAGAATATGAGAGTGGGTTGATTAAGTCAGGCATAACTATTCACTATGAAGAAGTGCTGTCCCCAGTACTATTTGTTGTGAAGCTAGGCCCAGATGCCTATAAAGATGCAACACGTTTTCCCAGTGGGCCTTCTTGTAAGGTCGGGGACTTTGTGATTGTTAGACCCAACACGGGCACAAGATTAAAGATTCACGGTAAAGAATTCAGGATCATCAATGATGACTCTGTTGAAGCTGTGGTTCAAGATCCCCGTGGCATTTCCCGCGCAGCATAAGGAGTAGACCATGGCTGATTTTGAAAAAGTTGAATTCGAGTTTCCAGACGAGGTGGAAGATAAACAGTCTCGCAAAGGTGGCAAAGTTGTTGCCGCTGAAGAAGACAAACCCGAGATTGAGGTGGTGGATGATACGCCAGAGGATGATAGAAATATCACGCCCATGGCTGAGCCCCCTGCTGATGTTACCGACGATGAGCTAGAAAAATACACAGACAAACGTCTGAAGGATAGACTAGCCAAGTTGGGCAAGGGATACCACGACGAGCGTCGCGCCAAAGAGGCCGCGTTCCGTGAAAAAGAAGAAGCTCTTCGACTAGCGCAAGCTGTTGTTGAAGAAAACAAAAAGCTCAAAGGTTCGCTTAATACTAATCAAGAAGTATTACTTGAGCAAGCTAAAAGAGTTGTCCTGAGTGAAGTGGAAGCCGCAGAGAGATCATACCGCGCAGCTTATGAGTCGGGTGACCCTGATGCCATGATCAAAGCGCAGAAAGATCTCACTGCAGCAACAATCCGTGCTGATAAAGTTAATAATTTTAAGCATACCCCTTTACAAGACGACAAGAACGTAGTACAAACTACTCAACTCACGCAAGCGCCGAAGGTTGACCCCAAAGCAGAACGTTGGTTTCAATCCAACCCATGGTATGGGAAAGACCGAGAGATGACTGGCTATGCGCTTACGTTGCACGAAAAAATGGTCATAGAAGACGGAATCGATCCCAATTCTGATGAGTACTACACAAGGCTCAACAGTAGGCTTCGTCAAGTATTCCCAGAAAAATTTGCTGCTGTGGAATCCGCTGATGCACCTGAATCTCAGCGCCAAAAAGCAAATGTAGTTGCCCCTGCGACGCGTAGCACTGCACCCAAGAAAATCGTGCTTAATGCAACACAGGTTCAATTAGCAAAGAAGCTAGGTGTTCCATTGGAACTCTATGCTCGTAAAGTAGCAGAAGAAATGAGGAAATAACATGTCACAAAATAGAATGGCTCGCGAATTAGAGACTCGTGCAACAACACAACGCCCACAACAGTGGCGCGCCCCCGAGACTCTCCCAATGCCCGATGAGCGTCCAGGTTGGAAGCATCGTTATATCCGTATTAGTATGATGGGTCAATCCGATCCCGCTAATATTTCTTCTAAATTGCGCGAAGGATATGAACCCTGCAAAGCAGAAGAGTATCCTGAGATGATGGTACATGCCACTCAAGACGGCCAATTCAAAGGCAATATTGAGATTGGCGGATTGTTGTTGTGCAGAATTCCTACTGAGTTTTTGGTTCAGCGCGCCGAATACTACGGCAAACAAAACCAAGCACAGGTGGATTCAGTCGACAATCAATTCATGCGCGAAAGTGATCCTCGCATGCCTCTCTTTAGACAGAGAGAAAGCAGGGTTAGTTTTGGTTCTGGTTCTTAAATTTTAAGGAAACAACATGGCTTATCCGCTTATTCCAGCCCCTTACGGGCTGAAACCGTATAACCTGATTGGTGGCCGAGTATATGCTGGTTCAACCCGCATGTTCCCCATCTTAAATGGTTATAGCACTTCAATCTTCAACGGTGACGTTGTTGATATTGGCACAGGCAATAATATTGGCTGTGTTACACCTACACAACTTGCATACAACTCTACTTCAGCCCAAGCTGGAACTATTGGTGTGTTTGTTGGTTGTGAGTACTCTACTACTGGCGGCCCAATTTACGGCAAAAACCGTTTCCAATATTGGCAAGCTAGCACAACTGCTCCCGATGCTATTGCTTACGTTGTGGATGATCCCCAAGCTGTGTTCAAAGCTGTCGTTGTTAACGGCGGTTCTGCACAAAGCCAAACGGTTCTCTACGCTAACCCAGCATACGTTGGCGCTAATATGTTCTACTCAGGCCCAGGTGGAAACACTACTACTGGTGATTCACTAGGTGGTGTTGCGTTGTCAGCTTCTGCTACAACTACTTCATCTGTTACTCCTGCAACTGGCGGTGCTCCCTTCCGTTGCGTGGGTGTTGTGCCTGACACAGCAATCAGCGTGGTTCAGAATGCTACTTCTAGTTCTACGACAATCACATTGTCTGCGGCTAACAGTGCAATCTACCCAGGTATGGTTATTTCTGGCCCAGGCATTAACGCAGGTTCAAATACCTACGTTACCACCGTAAACGGTACAACAGTGACGATTAACCGCGCAGTTTCTACTGCTCAGTCTACCGCTACTGCGTTTACATTCACTGGCTATCCCGAAGTATTGGTGACTTGGAACTTTGGTTTCCACAGTTACTTCAATGCTACTGGCGTTTAATTAAGGAGCTAACAAATGGCTATTTCACGCGCACAACTATTGAAAGAGCTGCTCCCAGGCTTGAACGCTTTGTTCGGTTTAGAGTAT